ATGGTCTCCAGAGCAAATATCAGGATGGTTAAGGCGAACAAAACCACGTCAAAAAACGCTGCGAATATCACCTGAGACAATTTATAAAACGCTGTACTTTCGTAGCCGTGAAGCGCTACACCACCTGAATATACAGCATCTGCGACGGTCGCATAGCCTTCGCCATGGCAGGCGTCATACCCGCAAAGGCGAAAGAGGTACGATTAACATAGTGAACGGAACACCAATTCACGAACGTTCCCGAAATATCGATAACAGACGCTCTCTAGGGCATTGGGAGGGCGATTTAGTCTCAGGTACAAAAAACTCTCATATAGCCACACTTGTAGACCGAAAATCACGTTATACGATCATCCTCAGACTCAGGGGCAAAGATTCTGTCTCAGTAAATCAGGCTCTTACCGACAAATTCCTGAGTTTACCGTCAGAACTCAGAAAATCACTGACATGGGACAGAGGAATGGAACTGGCCAGACATCTAGAATTTACTGTCAGCACCGGCGTTAAAGTTTACTTCTGCGATCCTCAGAGTCCTTGGCAGCGGGGAACAAATGAGAACACAAATGGGCTAATTCGGCAGTACTTTCCTAAAAAGACATGTCTTGCCCAATATACTCAACATGAACTAGATCTGGTTGCTGCTCAGCTAAACAACAGACCGAGAAAGACACTGAAGTTCAAAACACCGAAAGAGATAATTGAAAGGGGTGTTGCATTGACAGATTGAATCTACAAGTGCCTTTTTCTGTCAGCGGTTCTCCTTTCCAGCCAATGAGAACCGTCAGGCGCGCGCCCCGTGGCGGTAGCTGCAACTGACCATCTGCATCATCCAGCGTGATGGTGAGCTGGTCCGCCTCAAATCCCCGGTTGTCGGTCAGTGACAGGCTCATCAGGCGCTCTGCCACGCCTGACAGCGTTTTACCCTCCGCGAGAATATCAAAATCCGGCACTTTCACGTGGTCTGTGCCCTGACTGAGCAATTGCATGGTGGTGTCGGTCATCTGTTCCCTCCCTGTGCGGCATGGTCGCATGTGCGTGCGGAGGGGGTTACTGCTTTTTGTTGTCGCCGTGGCGGGAGAACGGCGCAGGGGTGAGATTACGCGCGTGGTGGGTGATGATTGTTGCCGAATCATTTAACGGATACAAGGGGCTGAAGCTATGAGTGAAACTCGTTTTCATGGTGCCCGTGTTACGGAAAGTACCGACCTGGTAACAGCGATTAATGATGTTGATTCCAGTGTTATCGGTATCGTGGCAACGGCAGATGATGCGGACGCGGAGCTGTTCCCGCTGAACAAGCCCACACTGCTGACCCGCGTCAATGACGTGCTGGGAAAATGCGGGACTACGGGGACGCTTTATCGTGCGCTTAAGGCTATCGCAGACCAGGTGAGCACAAAAGTGATCGTCGTTCGCGTGGCTGAACACAAAGAAGAAGGCGGTAAGACGCAGGATCAACTGGTTATCGGTGGTTCTGAATCTGACGGCAGCTATACGGGGATGTATGCGCTGCTTGTTGCAGAGCAGGATGAAAGCATCGGATACCGTCCGCGTATTCTGGCCGCGCCGGAGCTGGACACGGAGGCGGTAACAAAATCCCTGTGCGTGATTGCGGGTAAACTGCGCGCGTTTGTGTATGCCACATGTCATGGTTGTAACACGATGGCTGAGGCGATTACCTACCGCCAGAAATTCAACGAACGTGAGGTGATGCTCTTATGGCCTGACTTCATCGCCTACAACCTGAAAAGTGGCAAAAACGAAACGTTCCCCGCGCCTGCTTATGCGTGCGGCCTTCGTGCGTACATTGACCATGAGCAGGGCTGGCACAAATCGCTGTCCAACGTTCCGGTTAAAAATGTGCTTGGGATGTCGAGGCATGTGTTCTGGTCGTTGCAGGCCGAAGACAGTGATGCCAACAGCCTCAACAACAAAGAAATCACGACCATTATTCGTCGCAACGGGTTCCGCTTCTGGGGCAACCGCACACCGGAAACGAACGCCTACATCTTTGAGGTGTATACCCGAACCGCACAGGTGCTGGCTGATTCAATTGCGGAAGCGCAGTTTGAAACCATCGACAGTCCACTGACACCTGCGAACGTGAAGGATGTTATCAGTGCCATCAGGGCAAAACTGGATTCACTGGTTACTGCCGGGAAACTGATTGGCGCGGAGTGCTGGTATGACATCGAGGATAACAGCACCACGAATTTACGTCAGGGGCGTGTGCGTATTCGCTACAAATATACGCCCGTTCCTCCGCTGGAAGACATGGAGCTTTACCAGTCGTTTACTGATGAATTCTTTGGTCCCGCATTTGCGGTGCTGGGAGGTGCCTGATGGCTGTACCAAAACATCTTCGCTTTTTTACGCTGTTTGTGGATGGTGAAAACGAAGTGGGTAAGGTGACGTCCGTCACCCTGCCTAAACTGACGCGCAAAACCGACAGCTACCGGGGTGGTGGCATGATGGGTGCGGTAAGTATTGACCTCGGCCTGGACGACTCCGCGCTTGATGCGAGCTTTGTCATGGGGGGCGCAGTTCGTGAGCTGTTCCTGAAGTATGGCGGCACGATTGACGGCACGCTACTGCGTTTTGCGGGGGAATACTACACCGATGATGAAAGCGACCTGTATGAAGTCGAAATGCGCGGACGTGTGACGGAAATTGATATGGGGGAAGCCAAACAGGGCGAAGCCACATCACACACTTACGCCATTAAAAACACCTACTACAAGCTGAGTGTTAACGATCGCCCGTTGTGGGAGATTGACCTGCTGAACTTCATTTACCGGAAGGACGGCAAGGACATTGTGCCCGATCGCATCCGTTCCGCGCTTGGGCTTGGCTGATAAGTAATATGCAGGCGGCGCAGTGCGTCGCCTCTGACTGAAAGGAGTTTCCTGATGAAAGAGACGAAAAACATCGATACCGAAAACACGGTAGTTACTGACACTGTGAAAGAAACCAGTGAGCGTGGTGTAAAACTTACCCAACCAATTGAGCGAGGCGGCGAAAAAATCACGTATGTGGAGATCACCGGGGCTATTGAGCAGGCTGGATCTCTGCGAGATTTGTCGCTGTCTGATGTGCTGAATCTGAAAGCGGAATCCATGTTTACGCTGCTGTCACGCGTGACATCACCGCGACTGGATGAAGTGACGATCAAAAAAATGGCATCCCGTGACTTTATTCAGTTATGTGTGGTTGCCGTAAATTTTTTGAGCGGTGCGGACTCTGGCGGGAAGAACGAACAGGCGACGGAAGCCTGATCACGGTTGTGTGCTTTGAGCACATAGAAGACTTTGTGGCAGATATTGCCGTTATTTTTAACTGGTCGCCCGCCGAAATCTTCATGATGACGCCCGGCGAAGTGGTTAGCTGGCGTGAGCGGGCGGCACTTCGCAGCGGGAATGCAGACAATGAAGACTCTTGATATCCGGGTCGCTTTCAGCGCCGTTGACAGGCTGACCCGACCTGCCGAAAACGCACGCCGCCTGATGGGGCAGTTTGGTGACTCCATCCAGCGAACGCAGGGGGCGATCAAAAATCTCGAGCGTCAGGCGCGATCATTTGAGCGCGCCCGCGACGCTGTCAGTAAAGCGGATGCTGGCATCGTGAAAGCACGACGCCAGCTTAACGCCCTTAATCAGTTACAACGCACGGGTACAGTGCTCAGCGAAAAACAACAAAAGCTGATGCAGCAGTTAAGCACCCGGCTTGAACGCCTGAATGAATCGCGCACACGGGAAATTCAGAAAATGAGGGAACTTGGCGGAGAGCTGAAACGCCACGGCATTTCCCTGACAGGCAGCGATAACACCATTCAGCAGGCCATCAGACGCACCGAACAATACAACAACCAGCTTGAACGCGAACGGCAGGCGCTTGCGCGTGTAACGCAGGCGCGTGAGCGGTATTCGCACGCGCAGGAAACCGCGGGAAAACTGAAAACAGGTGGTGCGCTGGCAATTGGTGCGGCAGCGGCGGGCGGCTATGCTGCCGGGCGTTTTTTGCAGCCTGCGATCGGGTTCGGCAAAGAGATGTCCCGCGTTCAGGCACTGACGCGAATCGACAAAAACAGCCCGCAGTTTAAGGCGCTGCGTGAGCAGGCGTTAAAACTTGCTGAAACACAGTTTACTGCGAGTGATGCCGCCAGTGGGCAGAGCTTTCTGGCAATGGCTGGTTTTACTCCGCAGGCCATTCAGGCCGCATTGCCCGGTGTTCTTAATATGGCGCTGGCAGGTGGCGTCGAACTCGGCGAGACGGCTGATATAGGCTCCAATATCCTCACACAGTTCAACCTGACAGCCGATCAAATGGACCGGGTGGGCGATACGCTGACAGCAGCATTTACCCGGACCAATACTGATTTACGCGCGCTGGGCGAAACCATGAAGTATACCGGTCCGGTTGCCGCAAAACTTGGTATCAGTCTTGAAGAAGCGGCGGCCATGGCCGGGATGCTTGCCAATAATGGTCTTCGCGGAAGCGATGCTGGCACGGCCATGCGCGCAAGTCTGTCCCGCCTTGCATCACCGCCAAAAGCTGCGGCTGATGCACTGAAAGAGCTGGGGGTGTCAGTTGCTGACGCCAGAGGCAAAATGCGCCCGATGGAGGATGTGCTGCTTGATCTCTATAAGGCGACACAAAAATACGGACAGGTGGACCAGGTCTCCTTCTTCAAGGACATCGCCGGAGAAGAGGCGTTCGTTGGTTTGCAGACGCTTGTTGCGGCGGCTGGTTCAGGAGAGCTGCAAAAACTGACCAGAGAATTGCAGGGGGCAAGGGGAGAGGCCGATCGCGTCGCAAAAGTAATGGCTGATAATCTTGATGGGGACCTGAAAAATCTCGACAGCGCATGGGAAGGTCTTCGTATTCGCATCAGTGATCTGGTTGACGGTCCGCTGCGTTCTGTCACGCAGTGGCTCACGCGGGTGCTTGAAAAAATCACCTCGCTGGCGCAGGCCCATCCGGTACTGACGCGCCAGCTACTGATAGCAGGCGGTGCGTTGCTGGCAATGACTGCAACGATTGGCTCGTTGTCGCTGGTTATTGGGGTGCTTTACGGGAAGCTGGCCACCCTGCGTCTTGGTTTTGACATTCTTACCCGGTCAATGAATGTCGTCAGGGTGTTACCTGCGCTATGGGGAATGGTGACGGGTTCCGTTTCTTTACTGGGAGGCGTTATCGGGGCGTTGTTCAGTCCGGTTGGTCTTATCGTGGCTGCGCTTGCCGGAGCTGCCGTTCTTATCTGGAAATACTGGGATCCTATCAGGGCTTTCTTTGCCGGGGTGTTCAGCGGGATTATGGAAAGGCTGACCCCGTTGCGCGACACCTTTGAACGGTTTGGCCCTGTTTTTGACGTAATCGGAAGCGGTTCAGCCAGGTGTTTAACTGGTTTAAATCGCTGCTGTCACCGATGGAGTCCAGCAAGGAAACGCTGGATAAATGTACCAGTGCTGGCGAGGTATTCGGTAACGTTCTTGGTGGTGCGTTACAGCTTGTTCTGACGCCTGCAAAAATGTTGCTGGATACGCTGGCGTGGATACTTGAAAAACTCGGTGTGCTTCCGGATGAAGCGGAAAGGGCGCGCAAGAAAATCGAAGACGCACAACGTGCGGCCATTCTTCAGGACAAGGTTGCTCTGTTTCAGGGAGACATTGCGAAAATCAATCCGCCGAAGTCTGCGGGAAATAGCAATGGCACCGGAGATGATAAACCCAAAGACAACAAACCTCTCACAGACAGCAATACCGGCACGCTACGCAGACTCAGCAAAATTGCTGATAACACAGGTAAGCTGGTTGATGAGACAAAAAAACGCATTGGCCCCGGCGATATTGTCTTTAAGAACCTGCCCCGCGCACTTGCTGTTCGTGGGGAGTGGCAGGAGCGGAAGATTGCGCAGGTCAGTAAGCCTGCCCCCGCAATTAATATCACACCCGTGGTCCCGGCTCCGCTGCCTCCGGCGCTGGTCCCTGTTGTTGCGGCCAGCTCCCGCCCGGTGGTGGAGGCCATACGATCGCCAGTGGCATCAGTTCCTGCAACTTCCCGTAACCGGGAGCCTGTTGCCTCCGGATTTGGCGGTGAAATTCATGTTCATCTGCATAACGTTGTTACGCAGAATCCCCGCGAACTGGCGAAACTGGTCGGCGAAATGGTCAGGGCAGAAATGGAACGGCGCGCCCGTGCCAGGCGTGGCAGTTTTTACGATAAAGATTGAGGAGTCATGGCCATGATGATGATCTACGGCATGTTTGTTTTTGAGCTGCGCACGTTGCCGCATCAGCAGTTACAGCAAAACAAAAGCTGGCGACATGTGAAAAATGAACGCGTTAACCGTTCAGCAAGCTGGCAGTATATCGGTGCAGGTGATGATCGCATCGTTCTTTCTGGTGTTCTTTATCCTGAGATTACTGGTGGCGAAGTGTCGCTGTCGTTGTTGACCACGCAGGCATATACAGGACGTCCTTGGCCTTTGATTGATGGCGTCGGGCAGATTTACGGCATGTATGTCCTGACCGGAACGAATACGACCCGCTCCGAGTTTGATCGCTACGGTAAGGCGAAAAAGATAGAATTTTCACTGACTCTTGAACGCTGTGATGAGGATTTGCGGGAGCGCCTGCAATCCTCATCGTTCAGCGATATGCTGTCCGGCTTCAAAGATAAGGTGACATCATCCCTTAATAGCGCGGCCAGCTCAGTTAAGGGGCTGCTCTGATTTAACGTATGTCGCCAATTTCCTGATGAAGGTGACTGGCGACTTGCTGTTGTATGTCCTTCTCAGAAAATTGTTTTTGAATAACAAATAACAGGATTTTATAATCTCTTAACCTTATAACATGTGTGGTCTGAAATAATAATTAAGGAGATTATCGTGCTATCTTACTTAATGGCAATTCACTTTGTTTTATTTGGAAACTCTACTAATTTAAAAAACTTCTGGAAACATGAAGTAATTCGGCGGAAACGTATGGATATCTGGAGGCTTTTAAGAGAGAAAAAGCAGCGTAACCGGAATTTCCTTTTCTGGTGGCGGTTGGCTAACGAAATGTATATTAATGGTAATAAATTACATAAGAAAGCAGCCAAAAAGTTAAACAGTAAAATAATTAACAAGTTTGGTTGTGAAATAGGATTGGGCGCAAATATTGGAAAAGGGTTGACAATTCCCCATCATGCTGGAATTGTTGTTCATTTTGCTGTTGATGCGGGTGAAAATCTGGTATTACGACAGAATACTACCATTGGACAGATAGATGGTGATATGCCTAGTTCAAGAGTAAAAATTGGTAGTAACGTTGATATCGGAGCTAATTGTTGCATCATTGGATTATCACGTAAAATTGGGGATAATGTAAAAATAGGTGCAATGTCTTTTATAAATAAAGATATACCATCAAACTGCACATATATAACTAAAAAGAGTGGTGTTGTATTGTATAAATAGAGTACATAAAGCCATCGATATTTCTGTCGATGGCTTTTTCTTTTTATTGTGGGGCGACTGGCCACTCAACATCCGCTGCTACTGTTGTATCAACACGATTCAACAATACCCGATATGTCTTCCATGCAGCCAGTAACGATGCCTCTTCCTCCGTCGCAATATCCAAATCTACGGCATCCTGAAGTGGCGCAATATGCTCACTGGCTACCTGCATCAGGCTGTTTTTTGTTTCTTCTGCCTCCCGTACCCGAAACAGTTTTTCTGCTTCTGCATCTTTCGCCCAGGATGTGCCGTTCCACTTCTGACACTCTCCATCCGGCGACAACCAGGTAACATTTTCCGGTAACGGACCGAGTTCAGAAATAAATAACGCGTCGCCGGAAGCCACGTCATAAACCGTTTTACCCCGATGATCTTCAACGAGATGCCACGATGACTCATCACTGTTGAAAACAGCCACGAAGCCAGCCGGAATATCTGGCGGTGCAATATAGGTACTGTTTGCTGGCAGACCTGTATGAGGCGGAATATATGCGTCACCTTCACCAATAAATTCATTAGTTCCGGTCAGCAGATTATAAATTTTTATGGTCCGTGGTTGTTCACTCATTCTGAATGCCATTATGCAAGCCTCACAATGTAGTTAAATGCGATGTTTTTGACAGTGTTTTCCGCGTTACCCGCAGCGTTAACGGTGATGGTGTGTCCATGTGAGCCAATCGCAACAGAGTGCGTATGAGCACCAATACCGACAGTATGTGCGTGAGCACCTGCAGATGCAGCTGTGCCGCTGACACTATGAGTGTGCGCTCCTGCAGCACTTGTATTCACACTGGCCGCAGACACTACCTTATGTACTGACCCATTTTGTGACCACTGGCTGACTGCTGATGCGCCTGTGACACTATGAGTATGGTTTCCGGCACTTGCGGCTGTACCGCTCACACTGTGCGTGTGCGCCCCGGTGTTATTCGTGGATTTAGTGCCGTAATCAAACGACGATGTGGTTTTCGTCCCCAAATCCGTACTGGATGCGCTGGCGCTGTGGGTGTGCGATTTAATGCCGTCCTGTTCCTGAGACAATACGGCCCGACCACTGGCAGGTTTGCCCTTAATCGTCCAGCCACGCATATCAGGGATCACGCCTGACGGATAAGCGGCTGCAAGTTTCGGGTATGCAGATTTGTCAAAAGTCTGCCCCTGCATCAGGGCATAGCCAGACGGAACGGTATCTGATGGCCACGGGATTGGTGCGCCAGGCGGATAAAACTGCTCTGATGGCGTATAGAGTGAATAAACTGTACCGTCCGTTAACCCTTCCGGCTTATTAGCAGAATATGCTGGTGACGTATGAATCGTCACGCTGGCATTACTGGTATAATCCCATTGAATATTTACACCAGTCGCATAATTTCCGATTGCAACGTAAATATCGTAAGTATCACCAGATGTATTGACCCAGGCAAAATTTGTAAACCCTGTCGATGTGCGCTGCCATAAAGCACCAGTAATCCCCTTCGGATTACCATTACCTGCACGCAAAACAAGTTCAGATATACCTGCCTGTTGAGGTGACCCCACGTTAAATCCCGCGCCACCAATCAACGTAATTGAAACAACAGAACTCGCCTGTGGCATGGTTACCGTTGCTAATTTGAACCAACCAGCACCACCGCTGAATGACATTGTTGTTGAGTTAAGCGTACCAATATCTTTCGGCGTCAGTGTTATATCCGATGAAAGCGCCTTACCATTCACCTTACGGGCAGAAGGTACCCGACCATTCGCATTATCATTAGCTGCTTTCACTGCTTTCGGTGTCGCGGCAAGCGTTTCAGATGCGCTGTTGGTTGCACTACTGAGCTGGACAATTCCTTTTTGTGCTGTCGTAGCGTCCTGAGCAGTATATTTCCCGTTAGCAAGGTCATAGGCTGCCTTTACCGACTTTGGCGTTGCCGCCAGCATTTCAGATGTGCTGTTGGTCGCGTTGCTAAGCTGAACTATCCCTTTCTGTGCTGTCGTTGCATCCTGTGCGGTGTATTTCCCGTTAGCCAGCTCATACGCGGCCTTAACGGCTTTTGGCGTTGCCGCCAGTGACTCGGAAGTGCTGTTAGTCGCACTGCTGAGCTGTACTATCCCCTTTTTCGTCGTGCTCGCATCCTCAAGCGCCACGGCGGATGCAATATCCTCTGCCCGTTTTGCCGCTGTCTCAGCGCGCGTTGCTGCAGATTCCGCCGTACTTTTGCTCTGAGCTGCTGCCGTCGCACTACCAGCTGCCTCTGTCGCCTTCGTGGATGCCGTCGTGGCGCTGCTCTTCGCTGCTGACGCTTGTCTGGTCGCCTCATCTTTTGAAGCAGACGCAGATGATGCCGATGACGCCGCCGAACTGGCTGACGATGCGGCAGCCGTTTTTGAGGATTCTGCGCTGGTTTCCGACGCTTTCGCGTTCGTTTCGGATGTCTTCGCTGCGGAAGCAGAACTCGCTGCTGCGCTGGCCTGTTCAGTGGCTTCGCCAGCCTTCGTTGTGGCTGTTGAAGCAGACGATGCGGCACTTTCTGCCGATTTTCCGGCGGCGGTGGCACTGGCTGAGGCCTGCCCGGCACTTGTTGACGCGGCACTGGCAGATAATGCAGCCGCTGTTTTTGAGCCTGCTGCTGCGGAGGCACTCTGTTCTGCTGCCGTTTCAGAGGACTTAGCGTTTGTCTCAGACGTTTTGGCCGCCTTCGCGGAATTGCCTGCCGCCGTTGCCGAGGAGGCTGCACTACTGGCGCTCGAGGCTGCGCTCGTTTCTGATGATTTTGCCGCCTCTTTTGAAGCCGACGCATCCCTGGCTGAGGAGGCAGCTTCTGACGCTTTCGTGGTCGCGGTGGATGCAGAAGTGGCGGCTGATTGTTGTGACACTGCCGCATTCGTTTCTGACGTTTTCGCCGCACCGGCACTGGTAGCCGCCGCGCTTTTTGAGGACTCTGCAGCGGCAGCACTTTTTGATGCTTCAGTAGCCTTTGTTGATGCCGTTCCTGCGCTGGAAGACGCTGACTGAGCCGACGACGCGGCCTGTCCGGCTGACGTGCTGGCTGCGCGTGCTGAGTCCGCAGCATCAGTCGCATGGGTTGCCGCCTCACGGGCTGATGTGCTGGCATCGCTGGCTGACTTCTTCGCGGCTGCCGTGTTCTGTGCCACCGCGGACGCGTTACGCGCCACCTCTTCCACCATCAGCTCAAAACGGCGCAGTGCCTCCGGACGGACATCATCCTCAGTCATGGCACCAAGAAAATCATTCAGCGTACCGGGTTGAGAATCTTCATACACGGTGATGGTCCCGGCATGTGACGGCGGGAACCCTTCCACCAACAGAATAACGCTGTACTGACCGTACTCAACGTCCATGCTGTAACGCCCGGCTTCATCCGGATTTTCTGAGGCCAGCGTGTTCACCACCACCGTGGTACTGTTACGTTTTGCTTTCAGCTGGATTGTGCAGTTCTGTACCGGTTTTCCTGTGCCGTCTTTCAGTACACCTGAAATCTTTACTGCCATATTCACCCCACAAAAAAGCCCGCCTGAACCGGCGGGCTGTCATAACACTGTGTTACCTGGCTAA